TTGGTGAATTAACATCAGATTTTCTTAAGTAAGTCTCTCTCACCCATTTATGGTGGCAAGCTCCACCGCCTTTGTACAACCATATATCGTATGTTGTAGCTCCACGTGGCCCTAAACCACCAACTGTACCATCTGAACGTGTACGTGTTTGGTTTACAATTTCACTACTCATTCTAACAATATCTTCTTTACGATAAACCTTATTAGCTTGAATCATTTTCTTACAAAACAAACGTGACTTTTCAGTTATTTCACCAACGTATCTGTAACGATGTTTAAATAGTTTACCATCTTGAATACTGCTTGCGTTTGGTCTTGCCGTACCTGTTTTAACAAGGTTTAAAAACTTAGAAAGTGTTGTAGGGTTGTTTAATTTTTCAAGCTCTGCATCCAACTCATCCTCTAAATCATAATCGACTTCTCTGCTGTCAACTAACACCCACTCTTCTAAATCAACATCTTCACCATATTTCGCAACGTCTAATTCGTCTTGTGCACTCATTTTAACCTCTTGTACGGGCTGTGGCTCGTCCCCTTGTAAAGGATTCAATGTTTTAAATCTAAGATTTAAAGACACACCATTGAATGATAAAACTTTTTTAATCATTTCAGTGATCATTTGTTGTTTTGGCTTTATAACCATGTTTTCAAATAACAACGCCCCTGTTTTCATTTCATCTGCATTACTACTAAAGCCACTTGCTGAAGTCACACCGAATAACAATGGTGTAGTTACATTGTGGCTACGTAATATCTTAGCAGTAGACTCATCACTCAAATAAGAATAATGGTCTGCAGCGTCTTGCAATGGTATTGTATCGACCGTTGTCTTTGTATTTTCGTTTTCGTTAAATGATATAACAACTTTCTTACCTTTTGACCCAGTTAACTTACCAATTACTTGCGCTGAAATCTCATCTTTCTGCTCGTCCGTTGGTGAACCATTGTTAAAATTTACGATCGTGGTGGGAGCAAAAGAGTTACTAACCTCATTTATAAGGTATTCAGCTATTTTTTCTTCAAGTAACGCGTAATCAATACCGCCTTGATAATCTACATTTGAAAAGTACTTCATCCCTGCTGTATAAGGAGCTAGATATAAAATCTCTACTTCTTTTTTTGAAGTTCCAAACGCATCAAATCTCTTAGGCACATACTTCTTTGGATCAGTCCAATTGTCAGAATAGAAATACCCTACAATGTCCCCATCTTCATTACACTTTTCAGGTCTTAATAACTGTATAGGCGTGTGAAAAGCCCTTGTAATAGCTTTATGTCCCTTATCGTAATGAATCTGTAAGGCACACTGCCCAAGTGCGTACAAATCAAAGATTATACGTCTTAAATCATCCTCTTTTAATATAGATAATAGTTGCGCCCATTCGTTTGGTTTCATCGCGCTATCCGTAGCCGTTAAGCCTTGACCGTAAATTAGTCTACAAATGTTATTAATTACAGCGTTGTTGGTTGCTGAATTGCTGTAGCGGTCGATTAAGAATTGATAGTAGTTATTATCTTCACCATATTCCACCCATTCGTTGCGATTATTTTCGACAATTACGGGAGCTGTGTATGAAGATAGTTGTATAATGTTATTATTCATATATAATAAATTCGTTTGTTGTTACCGTTTGAGTAAAGTTAGAGCTTGGATTATTCGTACAGAATATACGACCGTAGAATCTAATGTCGTTGGTTTTGCCAATTTTACAAACATAGGTATGTCCTTCTTTTAGCCCAAAGGTAGCGGTCGCTGTATGGTAATAGTCACCTGTTGCGTAGGTAGTGATATTAATCGTTGTAGTGACGTTTGTCTGTTCGTCTGTAAGAAATATCTTATCTGAGTTTCCCGAGCCTTCACGTGGCACGAAGTAAACTATTTGAGGGCTTGTGGATGTCGTTAATACTATCATGTAATAGTATAACTAAAAAAGAGTGTTTTTGTTGCAAAAAAAAAGAGGGGTGTTTTAAGCCCCTCCGTGTATTAACTTGTTATTATTTGCGTGACGGTTGTGCCGCCTGCAGGAATAATGTCATAATAGAAAGCACTTGTACCATTTGTGACAAATTGTGACGGTAGAAGCTCCTCGGCTTGGAAGGTCATGGAATATCCACTAAAATCACCAAGCGCCCCCCCATTGTTGATACTTCCTGCCGTTAAATCACAACCTCTTAAAAGTCCAACTAAGAAAAATTGTCCCTCGTTGTTTTCAACTAAAATTCTCGGCTTTGCATACGCTAAAGTCTTAACCGCGTTGTGTGTTGCAATGTCCTGTTTTTTTAGTTTTATAGTCAATGTTTGACGAAAGAAAGTTGTTCCATTTTCACGTGATGAAACTATCTCTTGGTCGTAAACATTCTCGTTAGATTTAAGCTCGAACTTGTATAAGTATTGCACAAAATTTACGTAGTCGATTGACTCACCAAAGTAGTCATCTACTGCATAAACTCCGGGGCTTGTTTCTTTATAAATAAAATTTGATGTTATATCTTCATTGATAAAGTAAACGTTTCGTAGCCCTGCAAGGCTGTCCTTACAAGGCTCTGAACGTCCAAGTGTTATTAAACAAGCCACGACTAAGCAGTTGTTACTGTTGCACCTGTGAAACAATCAGAAACAATAGTCGTTGAACTTGTGATGTCTGTGAATGGTGCCGGTAAAGCCTCTTCCGCAACAAAAGTCAAACTGTAACCATTAAAATCTGCAAGGGATCCGCCATTATTTATACTTCCTGCCGTTAAATCAGCACCTCTAAACAAGCCCATCAAAAAGAATTGGTCATTGTTATTTTGCACTAATACGTGAGGTCTTGAGTAAGCCAATAATTTTATTTCTTTGTGAGTCGTTGCGTCTTGTTTTTTCAACTTAATTGTTAACGTTTGACGGAAGAACGTTGTCCCTGCTTCACGGCTTGAAACTATTTCTTGGTCAAATACATTTTCGTTAGATTTTAACTCATATTTGTACAAGTTGTCAACGTTTGTTACTGCTGTTATTAAATCGTTTGAAAATGTTACATCAGATGGAACTATCTGAAAATTAATGAAGTACACCGCTTTTAGTCCTCCGATTGCTTCTTTGCACGCCTCCGCGCGTCCTATACTTAAATTACAAGCCATCTGTTTAAATTTTAAAGTTTAAAAAAAAAAGGAGGGAATATACCCTCCCCTTAATTGGTTAATTGATTAGTTAATTAGTTAGCTGCGTTTGGAATATTGTAAGTAACAATATCAGACACTGAATGGTAATTAACAGCCATTCCTGCACGTAATACGAAACGTACATTTTGTGAACCGTCCATTGGTGCCATGTCAATTAAAGAAACTTCATTTGTATCGTTTAATAAACCACAACCAAAAAACAAGTTTGAAGTCTCAGCAGCGATAGCCGTATTTGCAGCCAATCCGTTAGCAACGAATAATGGAATACCATCGAAAGTTAAAGCACCACCATTGTACCATTGTGTCCCCTTAGCATCTGTACCCGCATTTGAAGTAGCAGCAACTGAGAAACCACCCAACGCTCTAACATAAGCCTTAACTACTCCTTGAGGTACGTAGATTTTTAAGTCTGGTGAACCGTATAAGGTGTTTGGAATTGCATCAACAATTTTACCTAATTCAGCGATTACCGTAGCAGAAGCAGAAATAGCAGAAGAACCCGCAACCTCGTTCGCAGTTGGTAAAGCAGCATCCGCAGCCAATAATGTAGCGATACCGTCAATTTGACCCGCTGTTGCGTTTGCACCTCTCCAAATAGAAACCTCAACAGATGAAGCAACTTTGTCAGTGATGTAAGCTAACAAGTAGTCAACAAATGATTTTGCCAAAACTTTGTTTGCAGAGAATCCCATCTCTTCCGCTTGCCACGTTGGTAAAAAGTCTTTTTTACACAATTGTAAATTTACTTGAAATTGCTCTAAAGTCAAACTTCTTTCAGAAAGTGTAACGGTAGATGTAGCATCAAAATCACACGTAGCATTCTTTAAAATGTCGTCCGTTCCAATTTTGAACATTGTAGTTTTGTAAGCAATGTTTGGTATGATAGTCATACCTCCATTTGCCAAAGTGTTACCGCTTAATAAAGCAGCTTTTACCCATAGTTTGGAATCTTGTCCAGCATATGAAGTAGTGATTGTTGCAGTTGTAGCCATTTTTTATTTGTTTTATTTGTTATTGTATACGTCTTCTAAAATTTTGTCCCTTGTTGATTTACCTGTGTTTGTCGCTAAATCCATATGCTCAATTGGTTTTGCATTTTCAGGGTTGTACTGAATAGGTTTAGGTTCTTCAGTCAACTCGATTACTTCGGGAGTCATTGCAGCTAACTTAGTTTCAAGTTCAGCGATCTTTGATTCCATTTCTGCAAAGTGTTGCTCAGTGATTGACACGACTTTTTTAGGTTGTTTCACTTCAACTTCAGGAGTCACATCAGCTTCAACAGGCATTTCTTCCTCTTCTGATTCTGCAGGCATTTCTTCAATTGAAGCAATCATTCCTTTTTCTTCAACGATAAGTAAACGACCATCTTCAAGCTCGTACTTGCCAACTTCCAATGGTACAGGTTCACCTTCAGGAACTACAATCATAACACTTGCACCGACCTCGAATGAATCGGCTTCAATTACCGTGTTACCATCTACTAACTTCATTTGCTCTAACTTCACCTCCATTCCTAAGAAGGTCTTGATAGTTTTTAACGCGTCTTTTATTTCTTTATTCATAGCTTTTTTCTTTAATAACTTTATTAACCTCTTTCTGTTGTAATTTGCCTTACTTCGATGGTGTGGTTTACATTACTAATTGTTTGTTGATTAGTACTTCCAACACCTTGAGAGTTACCATCGCAACACTCTTTACTATACGTGCCATCTTTACATTGGCAACCTTTTTTTCCTCCTTTTCTCATAACATTAATATATTACCGATTTCGTTTGTAAACTCTTTAAACTCCTTAAAATCAATCTCTGTACACTTATTTTCTTTTACGTAGTCAATACCGATATAAGCAACAAAACTTCCTTTCTTAAAATAT